ACGATACCTGGAATAAGTTGACCTGTTGCTAAGTAGATGCCACCGAATAGAACGAATGCGAACATTGCTGGTCTACCGATTGCTCTCTCGAAGATATCTTTATTGTTCATTAGAAGATACCTGGAATAATTTGTCCAGTGGTGATGTAAGCACCTAGTAATGCTACAAAACCGATCATAGCCCAACGACCATTAACTTTTTCTGCATTCTGTGGATATCCTTCGTAGTTAACTGTCTCGTCAACGTAAGGGATTGGTTCTGTGGAATAGATATTTTGTCTTCCACCACTTTCAGTAACTGTTGTCATTTGTAACTATGTTAAGAACTGTAACAATAATATATAGCAATTGTTAAGTTTTGTCAAGCCTTAAATCCTGACAGAGTTACTGATTTTTTATGAGTGATATAACTTCTTCTTATGAATGTCTCTGAGTTGCTCTGCTAAAACCTGTGCCTCATTAAAGTTTCCGTCACTAACCTGTTGATGGAGTCTATCAACCAGAAGTTCTATATAATTTCCCAAGAAGTCCTGATCGGATTCAAAGTCAGTCATAGAAACGTTTGAATGGAACCTACTATATAGCAGACTTTTACCACCCTGTCAATTAAAATAGTCCTTTCTATAGTATCTTCCTAGTATATTGCTGTTGTAGTATGCGGGTTTACCGTCCCCCATCTTTTCTGTCAGTACATTGTTTATGAACAACTGTCTTGTCTCTTCGTAGTTTGTCTTACCTACTGTAAGGTGTAGAGATAACAACTCACGTTTAAAAATTTCTTTACCAAATACTTTAATGTCTTCTTTTAGTTCGGGGCAAGATCCATAGTACTTCTTCCAGTCTGATTCTGAGGTAACTCTTCGCTTTCCTCCTTTGGGTTTTCTTTTCTGGTAGAAATACTTTCGTCCGATGTATGCCTTTCCATTCTGAAGATTTGTAATCCTGTAGACGAAACCGAACTTATCGTCAATATCATCAGAAGTAAAAGCTGTGCCTTTATATAACCAGGGATTTTCATAATCAATCGCAGAGTCCGTCTTCGTCGTTTGTATCACTGTAAGAGAGTTCACTATCTCTACTTATATGATATGCAGCAGGGTTACTATAGACCTCAGACTCAAGTTCACTTGTAATGTCCTTGAGTTGTCTGATGATTTGTTTTAGTCTTGCCTTATTCATAGTCCTGCCTGTAACGCTTTCCAATCCTCGTCAAACTTATCAAGACCTGTCTTGGTTAGAATATGTTCAAAGAGTTTTCCAAATATATCAAACGGTACAGTACATACGTTAGCACCAACACCAAAAGCATCGGGTACATCTTTAGGAGTACGAATAGATGCTGCAAGAATGTTTGTCTCTATGTTATGAATGTCATAGATGTTTCTTATCCCTTTGATAAGATCCAAACCATCCCAGTATTGATCGTTGACACGTCCAATGAAAGGTGAGATATAAGTTGCTCCTGCTTTAGCAGAGAGAATTGCTTGTGCTTGTGAGAATACTAGAGTAACGTTAGTTGATATACCATCTGCCGAAAGGTCTCCACAAGCGATAAGACCCTCACGTGTGCAAGGTATTTTAATTGTAATGTTAGGTGAGATAGGTACATACTCAGATGCCATCTCCAACATCTCTTCTGCTGTATCACCAACTACTTCTGCTGAGATAGATGAATCCCAAGGAAATAGATCGGCAATTCTTTTTATAACTTCTTTAGGGTCTTGTCCCTGTTTCTTCATCAATGATGGATTGGTTGTAATACCATCAATCAAACCAGTCTCAACAGCGTGAGATATAAGATCTGGATCAGAACAATCAAGAAAGATTTTCATTGTACTGCTCCTAGGTTTTGTCATAATATTTAGAATAAAAAAGAGGGCGATATGCCCTCTAGTGTATCAAATAAAACTGTATTTGTAAACAGTGTTAGTGATTGTACAAAAACCGAACTTCAGCGTAGATGATCGTCAAGAAAACCACAGATGCTACTAGGATTTCTGTTGTAACTATCATTTATTGATAAGTTCTTTCTCTAATTTTACACCACGGTAAACTAGATCGACCTTGTTTGCTTGCTGAGTTTGGTTGTTTTTGTTGGTGTCATATACAACACCACGGTAAGTGACTTTTGCCATTGGGTTTCTCCAAAGTAGTAGGGTTTTTTAGTCCCCGTTCCTTCAGTCAACTTTTGCGTCCGATGGGAAACATACTGGGTCAGTGTGTGCAACTATAACTCTTGTTAGTTCTAATCTCTCAGATCTATTAGGGTTATTACTTACAGATTCTAATAGTTCAGCAGCGTGATCACAATCAAGTGGTGCTCCTATTGCTATTAGACTGAGTAGTATGTGGTACATAGGATGAACGAACCGTTCCGAGTCGGCTTACTTGCGTCCCTAGTGGGATGAACGTAAAGGTATATTAGCATACCCACATATATTTAGCAACCTAATCCTTTCTTTTTTTCTTCTTATACTTCGGTTTACCTCTCTTCCCATTATCATCTAAGTAATTTCTGGGTTCTCTGCGAAGGTCGTGCTTAAGTTTTCGGAGATACTTGAGGTGAAGTTGAAATTCACTACGCATCTTTTCTCATTATATTGAGGGTTACTGGATGCGTGGTACTGCAATCCATCAAACAAAACGAATCTTCCTTGTCTTGGTTCGACCTTCTCTTGTATCTCTAACTTCTGTGGTGTACCATCATACTTGTTCTTAAAGAAGTATGTTGCACCATCAGAGTCATTAACATAATAGAGTATTGTCCAATGAGGTTGATCAAAATCCACGTGTGGAGTGTGATACAGATGTTTTGTTTCCTTTCTAGTTAAAAGATTGATCTTAATACGTCTGAACTGACCAAACTCTATGTCATTATTTGCTGCTATCCATTTCCATATTGGTTCTGTTATTCTTTCGTATGCAGTAGGAGATACAACAGACCCTAACGTGTCTATAACAGTGTGTTGAAATTGTATATCCTCACCCGAAAGTGAATCTTTAATACTTGTATTGAACTCTGTATCATACGAGGTTGTCTCACTCTGTAGATACCACGGCCAATATGGGTTATGTAATAGTCTTGCTTTGGTTGGTTCGGAGATGTTACTCGGTACCTGACCTATCAGAAATGTCATAATTAATTTCAAAGTTTGATAAACCTTCTACCTCAGACTTTGTTTCTATGATCTTAGGTTTAGGTTGAGATTCATCCCATTCTTTATGAATCTGTTCGACCTGTGAGTCTACAGATTTCATAGTATTCTCGATCTTTTGTTCTATCCACTTATCTTTTAACCACGCTATCAATCCAAGCAACAGATGAGAGATTGGGAAGCGTTGCTTCTTTGCCCACCTCTCTGCCTTTGCATACCAAGGGTCAACACCCTTACCAAACTGTTTCTCAAAGTTTAAACCCACTGAATGTGTTCTTCTTTACGTTTTGTTTGATAGCACCAACAACATAAGACTCTATTTCAGTTTCCTGTGGAGCATTCTGTTGTCCTTTGCTATTTAGCCAGTGTTGTGTCCACGGTAGAGGGTTATTTCTGAGTGGAATATCATAGACAGGACTCAAACCGATTGCTTTCATTCTACGATTAGCAATCCATTCAACATACTGATGTAGTAATGTTGCATTTAATCCAATCATAGTTCCATTACTAAACAAATAATCAGCCCACTCTTTCTCTTCTTCTACTGTTTTCTTAAACATACCATAGACATTCTGTTCTTCTTCTTTCATTATCTGTAGTATGTCTTCGTCATCTCCTTGTGCCCACTTACTTAAGATCTGTTGGGTGAGTACAAGATGTTGAGACTCGTCTCTTGCGATGAGGGAAATGATCTTTGCTGATCCTTCCATAAGTTTGAGTTCCCCAAAACCAAAGCTACAAGCAAAGCTAACGTAAAAGCGTATTCCCTCCAGTATGTTAACATTGACAACTGCCCTGTAGAGATGTCTCTTGAGTTCTTTTAGAGTCCAAGTTGATGTTGGACTCTCTTTCCAATCTGGTTTCCATAAATTACTTTGTCCATATTCTTGTGCATAGTTTAAGAAGTCATCGTATGCCTTTGTGACAGACTGTGCTCTTGCTATAATCTTTTCATCGTCAAGGATAGAATCAATTACTTCTGATGGATCTGAGTACACATTCTTGATGATATATGTATATGATTGACTATGAATCATCTCCATAAACTGCCATACATTCATAGCAGACTCTAACTCAGGTAAAGATACCCAAGGCATAAATGCCATCCCAGGTCCTCTACCCTGTACAGAGTCTAAAAGTATCTGATACTTTAAGTTACTTGTAAAGATATGCTTTTGTGGTTCAGTTAATTGTTGATAGTCTCCTCTATCCTTCTGTAAAGATACCTCTTCGGGTCTCCAGAAATAACTTAACTGTTGCTGTGTCAATTTTTCAAAGACAGGATACTTTTGTTTATCGTATCTTTGTACACCTAGAGGTTCCCCAAAGAACATAGGTTGTTTTGTATGATCGTGTTTGTGCTTATTAAAAACAGTAACTCCTTTAATTTTTTTATCTTCAGAGTTTAGTTTAAACTTTGCAACTGTCACAGTCTTCCTCCAGTTCTAGTGAATTTAATAGATCATCAAGTGCAGGAGAAGACATACCGACTCCCTGTGGAATAATTGGATCTTCTAGATCCTTCTTCGCATCATATGTATTTTGATAGTAACTTGTTTTCCAACCGTACTTATAGGTTGTTAGTAAATCAAGCATCATAACATCCATTGGTACCTCATTGTCTTCATAGTTCTCTGGATTATAACTCCAGTTTCCACTGATACCTTGGTCAAAGAATTTCTGCATTACAGATACAACTTTTATATACCCTTCGTTAGATGGCATATCCCACAACAATGTATATTTAGATTTTAGATGAGGGAAGCCAGGCACTATTTGTTTAAGAGGTCCTTTCTTCGATTTCTTAATGGACAGGTATGCTCTAGGAGGTTCGATTCCGTTTGTGGCATTTGACACAATGGAACTACTCTCCGAAGGCATCTGTGCGGACAATGTTGAGTGCCTGAGACCGTAGGTTGCGATATCATTCCGTAGACCATCCCAATCATATTTTAAAGGGAAATTAGTAATTTCATCAACTTCGTTCTTATATGTATCAATAGGAAGAATTCCATCAGCATACTTAGTACGGTGGAAGTACTCACACTTACCTTTCTCTTGTGCTATTTGATTGCTTGACTTGAGTAAGAAGTATTGGAATGCTTCTGTTAGTTCGTGTGTAAGATCATATGCTTCCTGATCATTATACTTAACACCATTCTTGGCAAAGTAATGTGCAAGACCAATGAATCCAACACCTAATGATCTACGTGCTAGTGTGCTACGTTTTGCTGCCTCTACAGGGTACTCCTGATAATCAATGATCTCTTCAAGACCACGCACTGCAAGATCACATAGTTCTTCTAGTTGATTTACCTGTGTAATTTTACCTACGTTAATAGCAGATAGAATACACAATGCAATCTCACCTTCCTTGTCATCAATATGTTGAATAGGAGTTGTAGGTAATGTAATCTCTTGACAGAGGTTACTCATACTTACTTTGTCTTTGAATGAACTATGAGTATTACAGTGGTCAATATTCATAATATAGATACGACCTGTCTCTGACCTCTCCTTAATAAGATTATGGAATAGGTTGTGTGCTTCCATAGTCTTTCTTGGGATGCTTGAATCTGTTTCATACATCTCATACATTTCATCAAACTTATCAGTACCAAACGCTTCATATAAACCAGGTACATCGTTTGGAGAGAAGAGACTCACTTCACCATTAGCAATATACCTTTGGTAAAAGAGGGAACTAATCTGTATACTGTAGTCCAGTTTTCTTACACGGTTATCTTCTGTTCCTTTATTATTCTTAAGGACAATAATATCTTCTATTTCTGAGTGCCAGATGGGGAAGTGGACAGTTGCTGATCCACCTCTGATGCCATTTTGAGTGCAGCATCTGACAGTTGCTTCAAACTTTTTGAGGAAAGGGATAACACCTGTGTGTTGAACTTCACCACCCCTGATTTTACTGTTGATCGCACGGATCCTACCTGCGTTGATGCCGATTCCAGCACGCTGTGCGACATATTTGCCAATAGCCATATCGCTAGAAAAGATACCATCGAGGGTGTCATCAACATCAACCAGAACACAAGATGCAAATTGGCGAAGAGGTGTCCTGACTCCTGCGAGCACTGGTGTCGGTACGTTGATTTTTCCTTTGGAGGTTGAGTTGTAGTATCGTTTGACATAATCGAGTCTTGTGTCCTTTGGATAGTTTTGGAATAAAGTTGCTGCCACCATTATGTACATATACTGAGGTGTCTCATAGAGACTCCCAGTTGATCTATCTTGTACAAGATACTTGTCTACGATCTGACGTAGACCAGCATAGGTAAAAATATAATCACGTTCGTGATCAATAAAAGAATCAATCTCATCCCATTCTTCGTCTGAATATTTATTTAAAATGCTTCCATCATACACACCTTCTTGTGTGCACTTCTCTACGTGTGATTTTAGATGAACCATTCCTTTCATCCACTCAGGAAATACTTGCTTCTGAATGGTGTATAGAAGGAGTCTAGCAGCAACGTATTGATAGTTAGGTGACTCTTCACTTATAAGGTCATTAGCAGAACGAATAAGGATGCTCTGAATATCTTCAGAACGAATCCCATCAGTAAACTGAAGATTAGAATTCATCTCTACCTGAGATGCACTCGTTCCTGCAAGACCATCACAGGCAAACTCAACCATTTTATGAATCTTATCTAGGTTGAGAGGTTCGGTAGTACCGTTCCTTTTAATTACATTCATACCTTCTTCCATTTAGATAGTTTTAATTTTGCTTGCAATCCACAATAGCAATTAGATTCTACAAGACTTTTTACATTATGTCCAGCGAGAGACATTTCGTTTATGTCCTTTTGCACAACGTTAGTTGGCCAAATGACTACCTTATCTCCTGAGTCGATGCGTTGGGAGATTCTGTCGGTGATTTCTCTACTACGTGGTTCGTTATCAAAAACCCAAATATAATTGCTCCAACCAAGCGTCCGAATATTAATATCGGAGCCGCACATAGCAACCGAGTTTTCCAAGAAGAGACTGTCGATTGGTCCTTCTGTAATGTAGATGGGGTCATTTGTTTCTAAGTGATCGAGTCCGAAAAGTTTAGGTTTAGTTTGATCAAATATGATCGTGATGTATCTCATCTTCGCATTGGGAAGCAGTGACCTACCTTGTATCCCAAACCATTTACCAGTACTATCTGCTAATGGGATGATGATGCGAGGTTTGTCATTTGATAAGTTATCAAAGGTGTGCTTCTCTGAGTTTACGTACTTCTTAAACTCTTCAGCATAGTACAAACGCTTGAGTTTTTCTTCAGGAATCTGTCTTGATTCCAGATACTTTCTCGCAGGGTGTTCTTTATTTAGCGATAGAATATTTGGAAGGTTGGTGCCTGTATTAAAGGTTGGTGAGGATTTAAACAACTCAGGTTTAGGGTCTGCTACACGTGTACCTTTTCCTGTAAAACCTTCTTTGTATCGCTCCAATACATACTGATCATAAAGATCCCTTGCGTTATCCTTTAAGAAGTTTCCGAGAGTCCTACCGACACCACAGTTGTGGCATTTAAAGATGATGTCTTGCCCTTTAGCAAAAAAATAACCCCTTGCTTTAGACTTATGTTTCTTACTGTCACCACAATAAGGACATCTAAAGTTGTAGAGGTCTGATTTCTTTTCTTTAAATTTTTCTAGTCTGCTTCCTACAATACGAGCATACTTAGTCTCGATAAAACTCACGCATCATTTTAGATTTACTTGTTAATACTACTTGATGCTGATCCGTTTGTCAATATTGGCACAACAATCCTTTGACCTATAGGACTTACTAGGAATGAAATGATTGCTAATGATCCAAATATACTCCACATCTTTTTCTCCATCATCCTGAGTCTATCATCTACTTTACGAATGTCTCTCTCACATCCTTTCTTTATAGCACTCGTCTCTCTATTAACGTCAGCAGATAGTCTGTCTATCTTCTCAAACAATACTTCGTCTATCTTATCTTGCTTGTCTAACTTCTCATTATGGACAGCAAGAAGTTGACCCATCTTCACAGAGTTCTCTTGAAGTGTGTCTACTACTTTTTCTAACCTTTCTATTATTGCTGAATTAATATCAGACATTACATTGCTGCTTGACGTTTACTCCAATAAAAATCTCTCACACCTTGAGGTAATACCCTTGTGATTTTAATATTCTTCAACTGTTCTGGTCTGTAAATCTTTCTTAGTTGTATTTTAACATCAGAAGGATTCTTTGCATAGTATATAAATTCGATCTTTCCATCATCTAGACTTACGTAGAAGGATAGTAACATAGATTCATATCCTTCTTTCATCGAAGGAACTCTACAATCTACTTTATTTACTCCATCTTTAGACTTCTTACACTTAAATTTATACTTTCCTTTGGGTTTTAATTGAGTAGTTCCACCTAAAGGTTGATCTAATCCTGCTGTAGGACCATTTTCATCAGCATCTCCAGAGAATCCAGCAGCATCACCACTACCTGTACTCATAGTAGGTGCTTCTTCTTTTATTTTAGTTTTAACACCACGTTTTTCTTTGTGTGCTTTATGTCTTGCGTCCATTGCTACAAGTCTTTCAGCAGGGTCAGCAGCATTGCCACCTGTTCCTGTTGCCCTTACGTTTCTAACAGATGCTTTACCATAGTTAGAACGACCACGCTCTTGACTTAATCTTTGATTGTCACTGTCCTTTTGTCTTTCATTAATCATCTCTTCTTTATGTACTTCTCCTTTCATCAAGTCACCATTAGACATCACGTGCATACCTTTTGGTATTGGTTTGCATTTCTGTCCATCTTTACACCAGTACTCACCTTCACCACAAGCTTCTTTACTTTCTCTTGTAACTCCTGCTTTGGATCTTGCTTTCTCAGAAAATGATTTGATTATTGCTTTTGCTATAGCACGTTTACCATAAGGATTACTCTTTCTTCCAAGAGGAACCTTCTTATCTTTCTTCATTGTAAGTTCATCTAACGCTTCTTCTTTATATGCTTGCACTCTAGTCTTACCAATAACATATTTTGGATCGTTCTTCATTGCTTTCTGTGCATCTGCTTCATCATTTTTATTCACATTTATAATTGTCTTTCCACCTTTTTTAGTTTTAGTATGTGCAATATTACCCATTTCTTCATTACACTTCCACTTGTCCAACGCTAATTTTTTACGAGTTGGTTTGCCATCCTTCATCATAGGACCTTTGACACCACTCATACGTGCACAGAAAGATCTCTTACGAGGACCTCCCTCTGGTTGTGGTGCTTTTAAATCAGAACCAGGATTCTCACGTTCGTAAGACTTCCTACCTTTCTCATTCAAACCACCCTCTTTATTTTTTCCTTCTTTACGTTGCCACGCAGCAGTCTTTGCCATTACAGTTCAGTTAATTGTTTAGCGATCAAAGGATCAATTTCTACAAAATCTAATGAACCACAGGGTTCTGGGTATCTATTAAGATATACCAAATATGTTTTTAGTATGTCCCAGTATTGTCTATCAATTTTATATACCAATAAAGGTATAGAAGCTTCACCAAATACATTGAACAATACTATAAGATGATTAATAATAAGATGATTACGTAATGCCCCAGTTTTTATATACCTACCGAACAGTCTCTTTAGATATTTGAACCTCATCATATCTTCTAAGAAGTCATCGTAGGTTACAGACTGGGGATTATCGTAATGTTTCATTGCAAAGAGCAAGAAGTTCTCTGCATTTAATGTATCAATTCTCATACCAAAGGGTTAAGGGTTCGGTTTATGAACCGAATGTTAATGTAGCAGCACCGTTAGTGTACTTAGTAGTAGCACCTTTGCTTGTATTTAACACGCAACGATACTTGTATCCATTAAGTGTTGTTCCACCAAGTCCACTGTATGCAAGAGTTGCAGTAGTGAAGTCAGCGTATGTGATACCAGTGTCTGTGTTAGCAGCGATATCTACCCAACGAGTAGTAGCACTTGCTGTCTGTCTCTGCCATTTGAATGACTTAGTACCAGACTGATCAACTGTGAATGCAGCAACGAATGTTCCAGCACCACTAGATGAAGTAGAGTTAGCGGGTTGTGTACCAACTGTGATAGTTTCAAGTACGTCTGCTGCTAATGTATCATCAGCATCATCACCAGATGTTCCAGCAGCAACCTTCATAGGTACAAGACATTCTGCCTTGTGCTTTGCTGTACCATTGTGTGTTTGATACGTGCGATATAACCACCAGCCAGGTCCTGATATGCCACGTGATTTGTTAGATGCAATTCCATCTTCTGTTGTGTCAACAAACACAAGGTCGTATGAATTACTATCTCCACCTTTAATTACAAATTCTGCAACTGATTTAGGTGGTGTTCTCCTTACAACAGATGCAGCAGCAACTGTTGCTGTACCTCCTGCATATACTTTGTGTAGTTCTATTGCTGTTGTACTTGTTACCTGTTTAACAATGTAAGCGACGGAAGAAATTTCCAACACGTCACCAACAACAACTGTATCGCCAGCATTTTTTGATACAGTAGCGTCTCCGTTGGTGACTCCTATTGTATTTGAAAATGCAGCAGCGTCAATTTTTCCGACGACAGACATTTAATTGTTCTCCAATAATGTTCTTTATTCTATAATTTATTTATAAAAACAAGAACACCGTTAGGTTAGCGACTCTGAAGTGCTTCCTTAACGGTCTCTAGAAGTTTGTCATCTGCTGTTGTTTTTGTCATCTTGACTGCCTTACCTAGGATTACAAGACATAGATCAATTAATTTGTCACCAAGTTCAGCATCATCTGGAATCTTAGCTACTGCATCTCCAATAATTTTGGATGCAAATGGGAGTAGAAAGGACAACATAGTCTTTCATAATAAGTTTACTACTATATGTATGCTACTTGTCTGCCTTAAATTTACCGTCCTTGACGTAACCCCATTTACCTTTACTTAATGCTTTGACACCTTTCTTTGGATCTCTTTTAGATTTTGCTGTATCCCTTGATTTTATATCGTCTCTAAATTTCTTCCAGTCTTTACCCACTTTCTTTTTACCGTGAGTCATCTGGAGTTTTCTCTTCTCGTTCTCATCTTTATTCTTCGCAGCTTCCTTCTTCCACTTGCTATCTGTGTAGAACGATAATGTTCTTTCTTTTAACATTGGATCATCGTAGAAAGCGTCTGGAAGTATCTTTTTCATTACACTTTCTTACAGTCTGGTACTGATTTACCATCCTTCATCTTAGTTGTTGTTGCTGTGTAACCTTTCCAACAAGACTTTTTCTTAGGATCTCTACCGATGTTCTTACGTGCTGTTGCCAGTGAAGATTCAGACATATCAGGTGCTGGTGTTGAAGAAGGTTCTTGACCCGCTTTAAATTTCTTAAATGATTGCACTTTCTTATCCTTACTAGGTTTATTTAGTTTGAATTTAACTTTACCGTCTCCTTTATAAAGACCATAAGATGTTCCTTCATTAGTATGTGCAAATGCCTTTCTCATCTTACCAATAACATCTCCTTGTAGATGAGGTGGATATTTTGAGTCGTCTTTTTTCTTCTTAGCTTTTACACCATCACCTAGTTTACTATGAGTAATCTCTGGTTGATAACCTTTACCTTCATCTACAATTTTAACAGGCATTGAAACTGTTCCTTTACCTGGCACATACTTTGTAGTTCTAGGTTTCTTAGGATCGTCACTCTTGAAATCCTTGTGAATCTTAGAGTATTCCTTTTTAGTCATCTTCAATTCTTCCTTCTGCAACTTATCACTTGCATCTAATACACCTTTGTGTCTCTTCTGCATCTTTTTATAGTCACCTTTCATAGCACTGGTTCCTATCTCAGTTGCTGCTTTCTTGACGTAACTTCCTAATGTTTTTTTACTTACTTCAGAAACCATTACCTTGTCTGCTGGTCTTGCTGCTGCTGGTTTCTGTGTCTGTTCACCGTATGTAATACAAGGAGTTTGACCACATCCACAGTTCTTCTTACACATATCTTTAGCAACAGTCTCTTCCTTTACACCTTGCTCCTTTTTCTTTTTCATAGTATTGCGATAAGAATTTGCTGCAAATCTTTCAATAGTTTTTTCTAATGCTTTCACTGCCTCTGGATGTGACTTACTCATATCCATTGTTCCTTTGTATCCTTCTTTAACTCCCTTAGTTTTCTTACCTCTTCGATTGTAGTGGTCGTCCCTTCTATCTCTTTGGATACCACCACCAAGTGCAAGAGATCCATAAGGATTACCATACCGTGCGTTTCTTGCAGACGATCTTTTGTAATCTGGAATCTTGTTATCTACCTTTGCTTCTCCTAGTTTTTCCTCACCCATAATCTTGCCCCCAGATTTTTTGATTTTAGCTTTAACAATATCAAGTGCAGTTGCACCCTTGCCATACTTTTTCTCTGATCGTTTCTGAAGTACGGTCTGCCCCTTAACCTTATCGTTATGTCTATAAGGTTGTGTTGTAGCGTCTGTCTTCTTTGGATGAGAAGGATCGCCACCCGCCATAGCAATGCGATCTTTTACAGTATCGTATGCTTCTTCTTTCATTTCCTTAGTGTTTGTGACTTTCAGCGATAACTGTTTCTAATTGATCAACAGCCACCATACTATGTAGATTGTCAGACTCATCGATGATGTCGTAATGAGTAACTATATGTGTGTTACCATCTGCATCTGGTTGATCCATCTCAACTAAAGTGTGTGCTTCTGGTACAGTCTTACATAGACCTAACTCAGCGTGCTCAACATACTTAGCACAGATGTGGGTCTCTTTGCCCATTGCTTTTGCTACAGTCTTTCTCTTGTTGAGAAGATACTTATCACTCTTATCGTGATCTCCATCGTTGTCGATGTCTTTATCTTCTTTACCAACTGGATCTAACTTTTTCTTTGCTGCTTCTTTTAACTCAGCAATTTGGTTTGAGATGATGGTACGGATGGCTTGTTCTTCTGACATAATCTGTTCCTTTTTAGGATTAACAATAACTTGAGTTTTTTTGGATTTGGATTTTTTAGGCATTAGAATTTGGGGAATTCTTTTTTAAAAGCATCAGATGCTTCCTTGTGCTTACCAGAGTTTGTGAGTTTCTTGATAGCATCAAGTTTCGCACGCTTCTTTAATTGTTCTGGTGTTGCCTGTTCTTCCTGTATCCCTACTCTAGCTCTCCACGAACTAGACTTAGGATCCTTAAGTTCTTCTCTATCCTTCTCGAATGTTTCTTGAATAGCTAACATTCTTCGGACTCTATCTACTCTAGATTCCATACTGGTTTCTTCTGTATTAGTTTCTTCATTCTTAATTTCTTTTTCTGGTACTTCGTGTGGGATAACATTTCCATCAGCATCTTTCTCGTGATGTTCTGCTACCACTTCTTCTTTTTGTACAACGTTTGTACCAGTACCTTCAACTCCACCTTTGTATCCTGCTTTCTTAGCGTCACCTTTTGCTTCTATAGACTTCATAGCAGCAGATGTTGATCCTTCAGTGGATGATTTCTCTTTTGGTGTTTCGATCTTGCCACTAGCAGCAGATGGTTTTGCGTTGATTGTATTTGCAAGTGCAGTTTCTAGAACTATTGCAGCAATCTCAAGCTGTGTTTTACCTGTCAATCTCTCATTAATATATTTTTGTACAGCATCACCTTCGTAATTATGTTGTGCATACTCGACAACATAGGTTACTGATTGTATATCCTGATGATTATACTTGATGAGCTTCTGTGCTAAATTTAGATCCATTTGACCAAAACTGATAAGACTATTTAGTGGTTACTTGTTTTTTGAAGTCGGAAAACTTCTTGACTGATTGTCCAGGTGTCATTGCTTGTACAGCACTTCTGATAGTATCTTGCCCGACTTTCCAGTCGTTACCAGTACCACCATCATCTGCTGATGGATGCTTTTCCACCACTTCATTTAATGAAGTCAACCAACAATTAAATTCCCAATCGTGTTCATCTTTAAAGATGACGTAGTTTGTACCACGGTAAACTACTTCTCCACGTACCCCTGTGTCGGAGTGTTCTACAAGTGTACCTAATGAGAATATCTCACCAGATATATATGCTTCACGTAGATCATCTTGTGCAAGTTTGGGTGCAATCTTCCACAATTCTGTCACTTGTTCTTCCTCTGGTGCATCTGAGATGCCCATACCCTTACGTACTTCTTCCATCAATTTCTTACCGCCAGAGAATCCTTTTGGTAATCCTTTTGAGAATCCTTCAAAATCACCTGATGCTGCATAAGTACGCATCTTAGATGCACTCATACCCTCGACACCATCGGCATCGGGGTCTCTTTCACCAGCAGATACTACACTGAGTTCTGCAAAGTCATATGCCACACCATTATATTTTTCAAGTAGTGCTTTGAATTCTGATACACGATCAGAACCAACGACCATAGTAACACCTGAGTAACCTTCTTGATTTAATGTTGATAATACATTGAAAATGTTTGACATATCACCATCGTTAACAATAGCATCAGAGTGTTCTTTAAACATCTGTTGCATAAATTGTATCTTGGTCTCTGGTTCCAATGGATTCTTTTTAGGATCCACTGTTCTGCTTGGGTATATCCTGTAGGCATCTGCTCCTTCAGCAGCGACTGTGCTTAAAAGTTTTTCGTGTCCTACAGTTGGAGGATTAAAGCGACCAAAAGTTAATGCAATAGTACCAAGTCCTTCTCCACCGTTCTCTTCTTGATGAGCATCTTCTTCAGCACCTTGGTTTGCACCTTGTGTTGCTTGATCTGCTTCTGCTTTAGAGACAGCGACAAGACGTTCACCACCTTCAGACTTAGCAACAATGTTACCTTGTCTATCAGCATAGTATCCGTGTCCTGCGTGTGCAAGTCCTCGCTTTGCAGCAGCTTCACCAGCAACTGTTCGAGCTTCTTTTAGGAATTGACTTAACTTCATTAACTACGTTATTGCTTTTTCCAATAGTTATTTATCAACCCCAGTTCTTCTCGACTGTGAAGTTGGCACGGGAAAATTCTAGTCGGTCAACCAATTTCACTGCTTTTCCAGCTCTGATGGCAACAAATCCTTCGGGTGCAGTCACTTTAAACCCAGTATCAGTCTTGATATATGTACCTATTCCTTTTATTTTTTCTAACTGTTTAATTACTATATTTTTTGCGTAGATTATGTTCATATAGGATGCAACAGTCATATAAACTGCTTGCTGATTCACTAATAAAAACTGCATTCCATCTACTTTTACCTTCTCCCACTTCTTTTTCGCTGCTTCTGTCTTCTTCATACCAATCTCTTTGTCAAGAGTCTCACTAAAATATGCAGTAAATCCTACTGCTATCTTTCTAGCATTCTCTAACCTCATACCCTTTCTTACAAACCTGTTAAAGTATACCTTAAACATAGCATTGAACATAAACCTACCAGTACCAGTTCCAACAAGTGTATCCAAGAATTTAGATGCTTGTTTTAGTGATCCTTCTGTTCGATTTACAGCAGCATTATACTTCTGTCTCTCATCTGAGGTGAACATAGACTGACGAGTTGCATCTTTAAACTCAGCAGTAGCAGCATAAACATCTTTATGTGTACCAAAGTTTGCTCTGTTGACACCAAACTGTGCTTGCATAGCACCTAGTTCATTACCAACATATTTTGTATGAAATACTATACCAACAGTGGCATCGTTAACTTGTTTGTATATTGCTGATCCTTTTTCAACACAATATGTAATAGTGTTAGGTGTAAAAGTAATACAGTTCTTACCTTTTATTTTCTGATAGTTCTTATCTCCATTAGTAAAGAGAAGATCACCTTGTATTACACCTTTAATACCTATCTTAGGTAGAAACTCTAGACATAATTTTAATTTCTTAGCAAGTTCACCTTGATATTCGTGAAAGGCAATGTCACTTTCATTGTATATTACTTTAGGATTTGTCTTATTGAATACTGATTTTGTACCAACAAAAAATTGTTCTGTCTCAGGGTCAATACCACAGATAATAGCGGGTGCACCATCCCATTTAGTAGTAATCATCATACTACTAGGTTTTTCTGACAACATATCACCCAACTCTCTCAGGAAAGTGATAGCATTTTTGCCACCCTTTGTTCCATCGTTGAGTATATCGTCTTCTAGATGCTCTAAGTGTGTATTTTTTGCCATACTATTATTATACCATAGTTGCGTTAGTTCTGCCCGACACAAAAACTTTAGGATATATACCGACTCTTGCTCCTCTAAAGACTTGATCGTCAACTTCAAACCTTCTGTCACTACGATAGGTAGCAGCAAAGAATGCTTCGTAGTCTCCTTTTGTAAATGATCTTACTCCTTCACTATTGTTATACACTACGTGATCAGACCACTGTAACTCAAAACAATTATCCTCATTCTTTTTAGGTTTTAGTATTGGATCACCCTGCCCTACCATAGTTACATTCTCAATACCATTCTTTTTCTGTCCATAGTTAGTACCAAACACTGACATACCTATAAGTTTAGTATCTTGTACCTTTTTATAGGTGGGTGTCTGTAATTTATTGTCTGCAACATAACCTGACGTTGCTCTTAAAAATTCTTCTGTCTCAGGATGGTTTTGTATAGCACTTCCTGCTTGTTTAGATAGACCACCGTACTGTTGAAATGATTTTGCACCTCCTGCTTTCTTATGTGATATGTAAATGGCATCAATTTTTCTAGTACCTTTCATCTGTTCTATAACAAAATCTGCTTTAGCTTCTCTACCACTAACTTTTTCAGTTACATCTCTCACACCCACACAATTTTCAAACTCACCTAAAGGTGTACAAATTTTTATAGGTCCCGATGGGATAAAAGACTTTACTAACTTATCAAGATTGTCCATAGCAACTTGTTCAGACTTCATTACATTTGCTCTACCCTTGATAGGTTTAGAAATGACACCTAGTGGCATCCAACCTGATTTATTATTTACTGTTACGTGTGCACACTCAGATCTTTTGATCTTCTTAGATCTGTTACTCTTTAATTTAAATTTTGTGTTGGTAGCAATAGTGCGAATGATCTTTGTACCCTGTTCATTCCACAATAAAGCATTCTTTTCAGAATTTACAGTAAGTTCTAGGTTGTCCCACTCTGGATTGTTACCAATATATTGATCGAATTTTGCTGGTGATAGATTCGCCACTCATTCTACCTAACTCCGTCAGTATCTATTTAGGAATAGGAGGTATATCAAACAGTACATCATTGATGTATCCTTCAGCAAACTCAGGTGAGAACCATTTACTTAGAACTGCTTTAGTCTTTTTGTTCTTACGTTGTTGCATACAATAATATATTTGATCATCAAATCTCAGCATAGTATTGACCCAGTTATTATCTTTCTTCGCTTTGTTTACTACATCAACATAAAAATTGATAAACTCTTCAATCATACAACCATACAATGCTTTCTCATCTTCAGTACGAAGACGCATAAACTGACAGTAAGGAGAGAATATATCTGCCCACTCTGGTAGTGGTCTCTTCTCCTTAAACTGATACTTGTTAGAAATTTTACTTAGTTTTTTATAAACGTTCTCTGTTTTATATACTGGTGATATATCTGCTATAGCAGCAGTAACTACAGTTGGTGTTGCAACAATGTCAGCACCAAAAATAGGTATAGGGTAGTCTGGATCTGGGTATAGAACACAGTGCATTACCTCTATATTATCAGTATATCCAGTTTCTAAATGAACCTTACGAACACCACGACACTCGTGCATCTCATTAACAATAAAGACATCATCCTTTTCTATAATAGGATACTCGTTATGATGAGATTTTAAATCTGGTAAATTTTCACAGGAGTCTCTAATTATACTAGCAACGTGTTGTACTAGAGAGGATGTCACCTATCACCTTCAGCACGATTTTCAGATTTCTCTACAGTAAACTCACCATCTGGATACCTAGCAGCAAGTTTAATAGTATTCATATAGATTATTTCTTCCATACGTACACCCAATGCCATACAAGCATTAGAAGCATACCACATAATATCACCTAGTTCTAACATTAGATGTTCTTTGTTGTCTTCGTTGTATGGTTTACCTTGGAACTTTATCTTCTTGACTATTTCCATAAACTCTCCTGCTTCTGCTACCAATCCTGATGCAGCAGTATCAAGTCTAGCAATATTACACTTTGCCTTCTTAAGTTCTTTTAATCTAGTTATCATTTTATCTAGATCTTTTGACTCTTCACTTGTACATAGGTCAACAAAGTGAGCATACGCATCAAGGTCAACTTCAAATTTCTTTCCTGCGTTCTGTTTATCTTTTGCTTTTTGTTTTTTATATGCTTCTTTTCCTTTAGGAGGTTGAGGTGTATCAAATCCTTTAGGTAAATCTTTTTTTCCTGTTGGGAGACCAGTATTCGCTGGTATTGTATCTACTGCTGGTTGCTCTTCTGGTGGAATTGTGCCATCAACTCCTGCTACCATTGGGTTCTTAGGGGTAATCATACTTTAAAGTCAGTGAATTTTTTGGAAACAACCTCAGTTGGATCTATATTTTTTAAAAGGTGATGTGCATCCATCTTTTTGTCAGGAAGATCTAAGACCTGTTGACCAGAATCAGAGATTGTACCTTGCTCATCTGCATCATACAGTCTCATTTTATTCCTGTCAAGTCCGACAACAAATCTTTTGTTGGATGTAGGGTCGTTGTAACGGTTCTTTAATTGTTTGACCATCAACTGTCCTACCGCTTCCATATCCTCAGTACTAATGAGAGCAAACATAAAGTCAGCAGTAGCGGGAAGACCGAAACTTTCGCTTGTATCAGTAAGATCAACGTCACTACTACCGTAGCCAGCACGAGTCGTCTGAGTAGCGGAGATGATAGGTACATTAGCCTCAACTGCAAGACCACGGAGTTCTTCAGCAATCGCTTTAACATACGTATATGAATTTACAATAGCACCTTTATACCTAGCAGATGCACATATATTTAGGTAGTCAATATAGATGATATCTGGTTGGAATGACTTCTTGATTGCTAGTTCTTGAAGCAATGCCTTGAAGTGACCTACGTGTGCTGATGCTGTTGGGTATTCCTTTACTACTAATCTTCCAGTTGTCTTACTCTTTAACTTCTCTATCTTAGTATCGAACATAGATTTCGGAAGTTTGTCCAACTGTCGGCAATCCACGTTGAGACAGTTGGCATCAATTCTTTCTGCAATTTTCTCTTCTGCCATCTCCATAGTAATATAGAGAACGTTATAGTTACTTTGTAAGTTAGCACTAGCGAAATGGCACATAGCAAGAGACTTACCCACACCAGTACCTGCGAGAACAATATTAAGAGTCTTGTTAGGAAGACCACCCTTTGTGACTTTGTTGAAGAATTCCAAGTCGAAAGGAATACGGTCTTCACGTTTGTGGTAGAAGTCGAATCTTGCATCTGATTCCTCGAAGTAATCGTGACCAACAGAATTATCGAAACTTACTGATAACGCACTAGAGAGTATAGATGGGATGGCATCACGTGTTTGTTTTCCATCACCACTACCGTCAGCAATTTGTATAGATTCAAGTAAAGCAATATAAATTGCACGATCACGACACCATTTCTCTGCTGTATCTGTCAACCACTGTGCTTCTCGTGGTTCACTATCTAATTCGTTTAAAGTTGTTATAACCTGTTTAAAACTTTCATCATTAATATCTGTACGACCTTCAATCTCAATAGTTAATGCTTCTTTTGATGGAAGATTATCGTACTTGATGAAGTAACTATTTAGTTCTTCAAACAGTATCTGATTGGTACGATCTTCAAAGTATTCTTTTTTAACGTGTGGCAAAACCCCTCTAGTAAACTCTTGATTGAATACTAGAGAGGATATTACTAGAGATTCTATGTTATCCATTCTGGTTTACGATCTGGTTTACGAAGATAATTATAGCATACCCAAGGTTTAGATGCTATGTAACGTTTGTATGCTGTAAAAGTGTCGATAGTATTATCAAATTTAAACTGATCGTACATAGCACGAACGAAATTCGTGGGTTTAGTATATGCTTTTGGAAATAGATTGTCAGCACACTCGATAGTATGTTGACAACTGTGTTTCTTATCATAACGATAAGTATATTCTGCACACAATGCAAGACCGTGTTCTATCAACCAACGAAAATTAATCTGTGCCCATACTGTACAGGGATGATTACGAAACGCACCTTTCTCTGTCTTATATGGTTCACCATTGAGTTTAGGTAAGTCACCGAAACCGTGACCCCACTTTTCTGATGCAACAATAGAAAGCATTTGACAAGTTTCTAGTGGCATCTTGACAATGTGTTTATCAGGTAGAACCTTTGCCGACTTATGTGGGCAAGGGTCTGTCACGAAAATATTCATTACCAAGTTTTAGTGTGAGTGTTTACATCACCTTCAACGTGATTATGATCTATTTCGTCTATGTGAGCGTGTTCAATATTGAAGTGCTCTAGAGCTTGTGCAATTCTTTCAAGTGCAGTTGCAATTCTGTCAGTGTCAATAGGGTTCATATGTAATGACAATAAGTACCAACGATGTACTTGTCGTCACTGATAGCAGGAAGTCCTGCGTGAGGAAAAGTCCATAGTGGTGGGAACATTAATAGTCTACATTCGATTGCAGAATATTTCAAGTCTCCAAAGACAGTTTCTCCACCGTCTGTAATAGTATTCAAATACCAAAACAAAGCAAGAAATCTTTTAGCACTAGAATGATCTCCAACATCAACGTGACGATCAAATCTATCATCAGTACCTTTACGATACTTCTTGATTCTAAATTCTTCTAGTGAACTCTGTGCAGGAAAGAACTCTGAACAATCACACTCATCCATATACTTTTTACCATAGTAATGAGCAGATTCTATGAGGGCATTTTGAATTTGATCCCAGTCGTTATGTCCTTGCTCTAAGTGAGCAGTTATATTGTATTGTTTAAATTGTGGACGACCATTCCTGTCCCAATTTTCTAGTTCTTTTTCTTTTTCAAATAAATCAATCGCTACTTTACAGACACTTTTAGGTATAGCATCATCATAGATTTTGATGTAATTATGATCCATAACTAAATTCTTGTTTAGCAGCAGCGTCCAATGCTTTCATAATTTCTGGTGTAAAATACTTTTCTGGGTCTTTTAACATTGCTTTAGGATAAACTGAACTCTCACCGACCTTGATACGATTACCAGTTTTTTCAAACACACCGTGTTCTAAACCTAGTTCAATCATACCATAATACTTATCAAGTCCTCTTTCATCATAAAACAATCTAGTAGAAATCTTTTTGTTCTCTCTTGTAAATCTAGACTTCTTAGTTTCACATCTAATTAAGTTACCTACAACATCTGTACCATCTTTTTCTTTTGCTTTAGATAGATACACGATAGTAGATGCAGCATACTTAAGACCACTACCTCCACCCATTTCTTTAGTAGGCATATAAGCACCAACTACATCATAGGTGTGGTTAGTAACAATTAATGGTACATCTGCCTTACCTAGTTTCAATGTCAAAACTCTGAAGATTGCTTTCACAACTTGTGCTCTTGTCATATCTCTAGTCTCTTTCCCTGCTTCTGAGTCTTCAATCTCTTTTGTAGTAGAAAGCATACCAAGACTATCAAGAACAAACATCATAGGTTTGCGATCTTTCTCATCTAGTTTTAAATAGTTATCGAGCACTACAAGGGATTGTTGTCTGAACTGTTGTACTGTTGCAACAGGTATAATCATTACTCGTTTTGTATCAATACCTCTTTCAGCAAACATCTGTTTAGATACTGCTGACTCTGATTCAAAGTAGAATACTCCTGCGTCTTTATTTGTTTCTAAGAAATTCTTAATAATACTTAAGGTAAAGAATGTTTTACCTGTACTAGATTCTCCTGCTAGTGCTGTAATTTTATTTGATGGTAGACCTCCATAGATACTACCACTTAATAGACCATTAAATATGTAACTACCTGTATCAATAAAAGAGGATACATCACCAGCAGAGATTCCATCGTCTGCTAGTGAGGCATACTCATTATCTATTGTCTTAATTACGTCTGTAAAAAATGATGATGTCATACAAAAAATTCTTCTAGTGATGGTACCTTTTCTGCTTGCCACCTTATAGTATCAAGGATGACTTGCAATGGGTCAAGGAAACTCTTCTTAAATTGTAGGTCATAGTCTATAGACTTGTCAAGTCCGAACTCTGTTGGAAGTGTTTGGAAAAATGACACTACGTTCTCACCAATTCTGTTGGGAGTACGTAAGTATAGAAACTTAACCTTCTCTCCATCCTTTATTATAGGATACTTGTGTTGGAGTTTCTTATTATTAACGTGGAAATTATATAGGAGAGCACCACGTACGTGAATGGGAGTTCCCTTTACAAATACTGTAGCAGATCCCTTAAACTTTGCAATGTTGTTACAACCACGAGGAAATGCAATGTCTTCGGGTGGTAACATTTCAAATTTTGATCTGAACTTAGCAATGAAATCTTGTAAATCAGACTCACTACCATTCATAGTTACCTGTAATGCTTCTTTAATTGCTGTACGACAAGCAGCAGGGGTAGATGATTTAACTGCTTCGATACCCATCATCTTTAGTTTAGGTTCATCATACTGAACACCTTCACTATTCCATACGTTGAGAATGTATCTCTTCTTAGCAGTCCAGATGCCTTTGTTAGCGATGTTCTCTCGCTTCATAAACATTTTCTGCTCGTATGCGTTTACAAAGGTTGCCAGTTCTTCATAAGAATTCGTAATATACTTTTCAAATTCCACATCACACACCTTTTCAAGGAACCTAACAATGTCTTGATCGCTTGCCTCTCGCTCCTTGAATATAGTTTCAACCAGAGGACCCAAGTTAAGATAAATGGAATCGGTATCAGAAGCAATAACATAATCAGTCTCCTTTGTTTTTAAAATTTTGTTAATGTAAGAGTTCATTTTGTTTTCTATCCAACGGATAGATAACTGACCTGACAATGTGATTGCTTCAGCATTGGCAAGACTATAGTATCGGAAATATTGATTTCCAACAGCACCATAGGCACTGTTCAACTGAATCTTACGTGCCATCTGGTTATTATTGAACGCTGATATGTCATCTAATAGTGATTTGTCTTTAGTCTTTTCATACTTTTTCTTAGCAGCAATCATTTTCTTCTTATAGATCACACGCTCATCATAGATCTTCTTCATCATCTCTGGTAGAAAACCGTGGATGTCTTTTCTATACTGTGCTCCATTAGCAGCAACACAATACTTACCAACTTGTATATCTTGTGCCAACATCTTATCTACAGATGCGTGAGGATGTCTTTCAGTTACAAGTGTTTCTGGAGAAATATTATACTGCATAATAAGGTGTGGATATAGACTATTCAAGTCAAACGATACAACCCAATCGTACATACCAGGTTTAGGATCTTTAACATATGCTCCTGCATACTTATCGTTCTTATCTGAGTCTCTTCTAGGTGGTACACATATCTTTCTTTCTTTTAGATAATTGTAGATGAGAGTATCCCACATACGAACCTGTGAATATACATCTGTAAAATTAACCTTGGCATCATAAGACATAGTAACCGCTAGTTCAAGAAGTTTCATCTTCTCTTCCAGTCTGTCAACTAGATCAACGTCAAGGATGTTGTACTTAACAAACTTATCCCAATCATTAGTATAGAATGCTTTAAAGTTCTCATACTCACTATGATTTAACTTACCTTGTCCAAGTTCTACAGATGCAATATGTTCAAGACGATATGATTCTTGATTTGTGTATGTGAATTTACGATAGAGATCTAGGTAATCGAGGATACTAACACCAACAAGTTCATAAGAAAGATTCCTACGACCTTGAATATAAATCTCACGCATATTTACTTTGTTCCAAGGAGACAAAGACATCATAAACTTCTCACCAAGTATCCTATCCAATCTCCTGCAAAGATATGGAATATCATATAAGTTACAGTTCCAACCAGTGACAATATCAGGTGTGTATTGAACCCACCAATGAATAAAGTCATCTAACATCTTCTGCTCTGTATCAAAGTAACGATAGTTAGTACCACCACCTTCATACTCACGAGTTCCCCAAGTTATAAACTTACCAGAAGCATAATCTTTAATAGTAATGAGGAGCATCTTTTCTGCTGCTGCATCTACATCAGGAAATCCATTCTCACATTCAACCTCAATATCAATAGTATAGATCTTCATATCTTTTAAATTGAAAGAGATCTGATCTGGAAATCTTTCACTGATCCACTGATATACGAAGCGTTCATATCCGTGAACCTCAAACTTATCTACACCTTCATACTTCCTTAAAAATTCTCTTGCTGCTTTAGCACCATCGTGCTTGACTTCTGCCATTGGTTTACCATCAAGTGATTTCCACTTGCCAGTTGGCGATGGTACAAACAAACTTGGTTTGATTATATCCTTGTACGTTACTGGTTCTCCACCCTCATACCCTCGGCAAAGGATGGAATCACCTAACAACGTCACATTAGTATAGATTGAACTCAAAGTGCCTTCTTGTAGTTTTTAATAGTATCTTCTGATGGATCTACTATAGTCAAAACAACATCAGAAGTCAAGAACAGATCTCTTTGATCTGAATAAAGAGGATACTTTTCAAAAATTAGTTCACCGTCTTTTCCTGTAACTTGATAGCAGTTAGTAATTAAGTAAGATGGTTCTTCATCCAACTCAGTCACTTCCCCCATCAGATACATCTGGTTCCTCAGAATTATTAGTTTTAACGGATTCATTGTGATGGTTCTCCACGAGTGTATTCCACTTACCCTCAACTTCTGGGTGTGGTGTGTAAATTGTTGCTACGTTATTAAGAACTACTAAGGTTCTATTGTTTAACGATAGAGGTATCCAAGGAAATAATTCTAATTGTAAATCATTTATTTTCTGTGGATCCGAAGAGTTTTGGTCTGCGAACATTTGTTCTGCTGTACAGTCTATCGTAATTTGATAGGGGTTTGTCAACATATAACCTATAGGTGTGTAATGTTCTTTGTCAGGATATGCTTCCTGTACTTCAGCTATTACGTCCTCTCCGTTGAGCATTCTTACGATTTTTGTAGTCATAATTTTTTTCAAATAGGTTGTTATATACTCCACGAACAATGTCAGTCATTGCTTTTCGTGCAGTAATGTTCTTTTCATCAGACAATATCCGAGCATAATTTAGGATATCATCAACCGCTTGAGTAGGAACATCAAGAGTAACACTCTCGTATTCTCGACACTCTCTCGGTGTACAGTTTAAATAATGGTTCATAAGAAATAAAAAAGAGACCCTCTGGTCTCTTCTGTTTTAATAAGATGGTTCAAGATCGTGTGGATCAGGTTGATCTACTACTACTGAATATGTAATATCATCCCAATATGAATGATATAACCGACCCCATATTACTTCAAATTCGCTGTCATTTAAGTTCTTAAATAAACAACGATCCTTTAGGTAAATGTGATACGTTTTCATCTGTGTCTTTATTCTCCTAAAGTATGTATAACTGGTTTCTCATTCTTAAGAACCTTATACAACTCTGGATTTTCTGCTGTTGAAACAGGAATAAATTCTTCAGAAGAATCAAATCCATCAAAGCGTTCTGCTTGGTTAATTACTATTGAACCTGTCTCTCCTGATACTGATCTATGGAATGTTTCTCTAGGTATTACTAGAGCACCACTATAGATGTTCAAGTGTACAATATGATATGGACACTTCCAGTTATAGTTTACAAGTTCAAAAGTTCTTTCACCTGACAAGACACGATTGTGATCTTGCTGATATCTGTGGATGTAGAATTGCTTTGCACCTACCATATCATCTGGTGGTGATACAG